AACAAAGTATAGAATGTTTTGGAAGACATAAATTTAATGGGCAAGAAGTAGAGGCAGAGGGATCTACATATAAACAGATTGATGCGTGGGGATTAAAACAAGAGGCGATTAAATGGATTAAGGAAGATAAAGAAGTTACAAAAAGATTACATTTAGATGATATGGGAACATGGGAAATATCTATAAGGAGATGGATGAAAAGGTTCAACATAACCGAGGAGAATTTAAAATGACACTAAGCGATAAAAGAAAAGAATTAGTAGAATTTTTTGATAAAATTTTACAAGATAAGTTTGAAATGTCATTAGGAATGCAATTAAAACAATTATTATTAAACGAAATTTTAAAACAAGACAAACAAGCAGTTAAGGAATTGAAAGAAAGAGGACTTAAAAGAACAACTTATCCAAGATATCTTGTGTTAACTTATAGTGATTTAATAGAAATATTCGGAGATTTCAAATGAATAAAGAAAGACCTAAAGACGGATGGTGGAAGATCCCACCTGAAATGTATAAAGAATTTAACAAAGAGTTTAATTTTAACTTTGATCCATGCCCTAACCCTAGACCTGATGATTTTGATGGTTTAACTTGTGAATGGGGTAAATCTAATTGGGTTAATCCCCCATTTTGGGCAGGAATAACAGGATGGGTAAGGAAAGCAATAGCCGAAAAAAAGAAAGGTAAAGATTCTGTTTTAATATTGCCTTTAGATAATTGGGTTAAATTATTATTAGATTCTGGTGCAGAAATGAGAGTTATTGGATCTCATGAATGGATTAATACAAAAGATGGATCAAGAAGAAAAGCACCTAGACCTAGTTTTTTATTTATCTTGAAAGGAGATGATTTAAAATGACACTAAAAACATTAAAAGATTTCAATTCAGACAATCAAAAGGAGGTTAAACAAGATAATTAAGTTCAGAAAATGAGTATAAAAGTTAAGAACATACATTTAATTTTGAGCGAAAGTGATTTTAATAGGCTTTTGGCCTTAAAGTATAATTTAGCTGCAAAGCATCAGAGGTTATACACATGGGAAGATTTCTTTTTACATCTTGCTAAAAGGTTTAAATGAGTAATCAGATAATAACTTTAGATGAAATTGAGCATAAAGTCGGTAAAAAGAATAATCCATACTTGAAGATAAATAAGAGCTTGTTTGTATGGGATGCTGAGTTAATATCTCAGATTCAAAGTAGAGTCGGACATGCAATAAATGTTGAGATTAGAGATGGAGAATTTCCAGCCATAGTTAAGATACTTAATGGTGGAGTGAATCAAGATAAGGTTGAGCATGTAGATATGTCTAAACCAATTTCTAAACCTATTCCTGCTAAAGTGAGTTTCTCTAACCCACCTCAATCATTAGGAAGTGTGATAAATAGACAAAGTGCGTTAAAGAGTGCAGTTGCGTTTTATTCTAATGTTGAGGATAAATCTGTGGATGTTTTGATAATTGCAGATAAGTTTTTGAAGTTTATTGAAGATAGGGAATAGTTAGATTTAATTAGATTTAAATTTGTTTTTTTAAATTTTCATGCGGGAGAGTTAGATAGATTAAGGGTAATAGCTTAGTTAAGGTCCTTTGAAGGTTCGAATCCTTCCTCCCGCTTTGCCCTTAAGGCTATCAATGCCTACAAATTGGAGATGAGGGTACCTGACACCTCGGAAAGACGAGGGCATTTTCAAGCCAACCGAAAGAACTAAATACTTTGCTTGGTTAGCTGCCGCATACAAATTGGCAGCTAACCGGAACATGTTACCAGTCGCCTGCTTGAAAATTGATGCTTTCTGGCTCTAATATGGCAATATTCTCAGCTGTGGGCTTTCCAATCTCCTCCATTGGAAAGTCGGAGATTGCCTCAGCTGCTGTGGCCTATAGCAAAAGATTTAGCTATCCTGCTGCTGTTTCCATGTTCCACAGGAAATGGAACATTGGTGTAATGCAGCAGGCTAAGTAAATCTGTTGCTGGCCTGCTAATGCCTGCTTGCCTGCTGTGGCAGGCTGTTTGCATCTGCTTTGCAGATGCTATCTATGCCTCGCTCGCTTCGCTCGCTCGGCTTCGCCTCACTATGTCTGCATACTAAAACATGTTAAGTTATTATGCGGTTATGATTTGTTTTTGTTTTTTTGTTTATTTAGGACCCCAGAGAAATTTTCCAAAGTTATTAACTAAAGAATAATAATAAATTAATATAAAGAATTGAATTATAGTAATAACATAGCTGTGTGTTGCAAGCTTAGCAAGCCACTACCTGTTAGTGCAGGTTAGCTTGCAGTATATAAACCATAACTATAACTACAAAGGAGTTACAGCAAAGCTTCTTAAAGCAAGCAGTAACAGCCTTCTTTGTATACTTTCTTATTACTACCACAACACACAAATCTTTATATAATACACACACCACCATGTAATATGGAAATTGAAAAATGGATAGGAGAACTTATTGAATTTATAAAAAAAGCAAATGAAACAGAAGAGAGATTATTGGTTCATCATGCATTAAGTGCAATAAAAAGTTTAAACCATCTTAAGAGGCAAATACAATGACTTTTGAAGAAATTCGGATGAAAAAAATTAAATTAATTATAAATTCTCTCTACAAAGCAAAACAGGCTGGTTTAAGCGTTTCTCATGAAAAGCTGACCAAAGAGGTGGGATTAAAGTTTAATTGCGCCAGAAGGACTGCTATGGACTATATAGACAATGCTATAGAACATTGCGGATGTATTCAAAAAGGAGATGAGATATTCTTCACAGATGTAGTTTATGATAAAATCTTAATTGATGGGAAGTGGGAAAATGCCTGAGGATACAATCTCAAGAATGTATAAAAAGAATAGATATTTTTGTAAACAATGTCTAAAATGGATTTGGGGAATTGAACATGCTTGTCCTGTAGATAATCAGAAGGAGGTCAAAAACTATGAAAATGATTGAATTTAGGGAATTAAGCCCATGGTTACAACTTGCAGCCATAAGTTCTTGGATATGGTTTGGAGGAATGGTTTTATTTTTACTAATTCTGGCGGCCAGCTAATGCCAAACAAGAATTATGTGAAAGGAAGAAGGAAAGAATATCAAATTGTTAAAGAACTCAAAGAGTGGGGTTTTGATATTGCTCAAAGAACAGCAGGCTCTAAATCTCCTATAGATATCTTTGCAATCCATAAAAAAACCAAGACAATATTATTTATTCAGGCTAAACCAGATAATTACTCACAGAGTAAAATTGATAAACTAAAAAAGGAATTAGGATATTTAAGTGGAATGTGGAGTGTGGAGTTCGCAGTAAGATGAATTACGACATTAATAGGCCATGGGAAACTTTAGACGATTGGCAGAAGGAATATATTTTTGAAACAGATTTTAATCAAGATTGCTTTCTCTTATGTGGCAGACAGGTTGGAAAAACTACAGCCATGAGTATTAAATCTGTTGAATTATGTCTAAAACACTTCAAAAAAGGAGATTTTGTCTTAATTAATTCAATAACAGAAAAACAGGCCTACCACATGCTATCAAAAGCTCTGGCCTATGCGATGGCAAAATATCATAGTTTTGTTGTAACAAAAGGAAAAGACAAGCCCACAAAGCATAAAGTTATCTTCAAAAATGGGACAGGGATCCTATGTTATGCAGCTGGGGAAACAGGAGAAGGTCTAAGAGGATTCACCATAAAAAAACTTATGTCAGATGAAGGATCAAGAATGAGTGAAGAGTATTTTATCGCAACTTCTCCGATGTTATCTGTAATTGGGGGAAGTAAAGACATAGCTTCAACACCATCTGGAAAAAAGCATAAAGATGGCTCTCTAAAATATTTCTATAAATGTTCTTTAGATAAAAGTTATAAGAAGTTTTATGTAAATGCTGAAGATTGTCCAAGACATGCAAAAGAATTTCTGGAAAAAGAAAGAAAACAACTCTCAAAATTAGCTTATGCTCAGGAATATAATGCAATATTCACAGATGAATTAAAAAGACTTTTTGATGATGAGTTAATAACTAAAGTGAGTTCTTTAAAGAGAAGTGAGGTTTTTATTGTAAATCGTAGTAGTAAATATTATCTGGGTGTTGATGTAGCTGGAATGGGTAAAGATGAATGCACATTTGAGATTTTTGAAAAAACTCAGGATAAGAGAATTTTCCAAGTTGAAAGTATTATTGAAAAAAGAAATTACACAACTGACACCTCAAAAAAGATTATCGCTTTAAATCAAATTTATAATTTTAGAAAAATTGGGATTGATGATGGGGGCATCGGTTTTGGAGTATTTTCTGAATTATTAAACGATAGCAGAACTAAAAGAAAAACCATAGCCTTGAACAATGCAAGCAGGCCAATAGATAGAGAAGGGAAGAGGTCTAAAAGAATTTTAAAGGAGGAAATGTATATCAATCTCCAAATCCTAATGGAAGAGGGAGATATTAAATTATTAAAGGATGATGAAATTAGAGCCAGCTTATCCTCTATCCAGCATGAAGAAGAAAAGATATTTGGAAGCTACTCTCATGTTGCAGAAGGAATTATAAGAGCAGTCTGGCTGGCTGAAAAAGATAAATCATTAAGACCTTACATTAGTTAAATTTAAATATTTAGATATATAACAAAAAACATGGCAGTAGTTCAAGAATATTTATTCGCTGGGGAAGATACAAACCAAGTAATGGATGCAGATGCAGAACAATATGGTCAAAGTTTTACCATCGGCTCTGTAAGTTCCCCAAATATTTCTTTTAATTGTTATCAAATAGTATTAAGATTATCAAGAGTTGGAACTCCTGGGGATATAATCTGGCAAATTAGAGAAGCTAATCCCGCATTCTATCCAATAGGCTCAGCAATAGTTTCAGGAACAATAACATCTACAGATGTTTTTGTTGGGTCAGGGGAAAAATGGACAATAAGCTTAGCTACAGTTCAAGGAAACTTAATAAGGGATAAATCTTATGTCTTAACTTTTTCATCATCTTCTTTGGATGCAAGCAATTATTACATAATTAAATCAGATGCTTCAACCCCAACGTATGGGGGGGGATTTGCAATTTCAAGCACGGATTCAGGTTCAACTTGGGGGGCTGTTTCAGGAACAGATTTGATGTTTGGTATTTACTCAGAAGGATTTACAGGAACTCTCTGCACATTATCGGAAGCAGTTGAGAAAGCTGGGGCAAATGCAAACTCAGCAGCAGTAAATGAACAATTAGTTTCTAATTTTGTTCTCCAGGCAGAAGGATTAATTAATGCAACCACTCGTTATGATTGGGTAGCTGCTTATAGTGGATTAACAGACCAGGTAAAATATATTTTAAATAGAGTTACGAGCAGTTTAGCAGCAATAAGCATAATAACTTATGATATGAGTGGATACACAGCTGCAACAGCAGAGGCAGAAACTATGATTAATGTTTATAGAGAAGATGCTTTGATGGGACTCTCTTTGTTAAGAGACCAAGAAGTTAAAAAATTCATAACAGGAGATACATAATGAACGAACATGATTTTAAAAAGTTTCCAGAATTGACAAATAACCAAATGAAAACATTTTATTTTGATTCACCTCATAAACAAATTACACAGGATTTTATCGCTAAAGTTATCGGTGTTCATGATGGAGATACTATAAGAGTAAAAACTGATTTTAGAAATTTTAGTTTTCCAATAAGATTTTTAGGAACTGATGCCCCAGAATTAGATGAGGAAGGGGGAAAGGAAAGTCAAAGCTGGTTAGAGAATCAAATTTTAGGAGAGGAAGTTCAAATATTAATAGACCCAAGCAATAGAGTAGAGAAGTGGGGCAGACTATTAGGAGAGGTTTTATTTCAGGGAATGAATTTTAACGAACTAAGTATATTATTAAATTATGCGAGGAAATTTGAAGATGCCCCCCTTAAGAACTTTACCACAATTATCTAACATCAATGGAAATAAAGATGAAAGGAGAAGAAGAATAACAAGAGCTCAAAATCCAATAGAGAAACAGGATGTAGTGACAAAATCATTCGCGGATGATACTTACGTAGCAATATAAAATGGGAAAATATGATGTAGGAAGTTCAGAAGCAAGCAATTTAACAAGTGCTATGACAGACTTTTCAGTAGCAAGTGCCACAACTGATGGGGCTTCTGGCTCAAAAGAAACGAGATGGTTTGATAGAGATTGGAATACTTATTTTGGATATTACACAAGTGATAAGATTCCAGAAATTACAGCAGTTATAGACGCTAAATCTACATGGACAGTCGGTAAAGGATTCAAAGCTGATGAAGTTACAACACTTCTATTAGATTCAATCAAAGGAAATGGTTTTGATACATTTAACACATTCCTGGAAAATGCTATGAGAACAATGTTAATCGGTGGAAATTTCTATGCTGAAATTATAAGAGATGAAGAAGAAAATCTAATTAATATCAAACCCTTAGACCCTTCGGTTATGATAAACATAGCTAATGATGAAGGAATCATTATTGGTTTTGAACAGAACTCTAAAGTTCCTGGAAATAAACCTAAAAAATTCAAACCAAATAAAATATTTTACTTACCTCGTAATAGAGTAGCTGATGAAATTCATGGTCGAGGAATCATAAAGAAACTAAAATTAATTATGGATATGAAAAACGAAGCTATGGCAGATCTAAAAACAGCCTATCATAGATTCGTAGTCCCAAGATGGATTATAAAATTAGACACAGATGTAACAACTGAAATAGCAACTGAAAAAGCTAAATGGGATTCTGCAAATGCTAAGGGAGAAAATATGTATATTCCTCTGGGAAGTGTAGAAGTTGAACAAATGACAATCTCTCCAAATTCAACATTAAACCCTCTGGCATGGATTAATTATTTAGACAATCTATTTTATCAAACTGCAGGAGTCCCTAAAATTGTTGTAGGTGGAAGTTCATTATTCACAGAGAAAGCATCCTCAATAGTTTATTTAGCTTTCCAGCAAAGTGTAGAAGAAGAGCAACTCTTTTTAGAAGAACAGATATTATCACAATTAAATTTAGTAATTGAGTTAGAGTTTCCTGTTAGCTTAGAGAATGAATTATTATCTGATGAAAAGAAAGATCAAGAGCCTACAACAATTCAACCTAACGAAACAACTGCAGGGGCTGGTCAATGATGGAAGGGGTAGAATTAGTTAGTTCAGTAGGTTTTCCAATAGCAGCTTTTCTTTTAATGTGGAGATTCGCAACAACATCTTTAAAAGAAAATACAAAAGCAATCACAGAACTTCATACTCTAATTAAGGCAAAACTAAAATGACACATGTAATTCGTTCAAGACAAGCAACTCCTGAGGAAAGTGCAAGAGATAGAGCGAGGTTTGGAACAGGAAGCAAAAGAAAAAAAAGAGAAGAAAAAACTAAAGTTGATAAACCTTCTAAAGTTGGAGAGCCAATAAGGATAGGAAGAGAAGGACAGAAAGGAAGAAGTTTTTTTGACAAAGCATCTGAATCCGCTTTTAATGTTTTGAAATCTCCTAAAACAACTGCAGTTTTAGCAACAACCTTAGCAAGTCTTTTAACTTTTGGAGGGGCTGGGGCAATAGGAGGGGCTGCTGCAAAGGCAGGGGGAAGAGCAGTAATAACAAGAACAGCAACATCCTTAACAAACATAGGAAGGGCTGGAAGATTTGTTAAAGCTGGAACATCTGTAACAACTCAAAGAGCCTTCGTTGGTAAAGCTGGAAACTTTGCAGTAAATAAATTATTTCATGCAGTAAGACCGATAGCATCAAGATACGCAGTAAATGCAAAGTCGGCAGGATTAACTACAAGTTTATTAATGAAAATTACAAAAGTGGCGACAAGTCCAGCAGTTCTTTTAGGGGCAATAGGAACTTATCCTTTTGCTGGATTTATAAAAGAGGAAGCTGTCCAACAAACAGGATTCGGATTTAATGAAGCTGAAAGAAATAATGATATAGAAGGTATGGAGATGGCTATCGCTGAAACAGAAGATATCTTAAATTCATCTCCAAGTATTTTAAACAAAATTCCATTCGCGAATATTCTAAAAGAACTTACAGGATATTTTAAAGCTGTAGCAGTTAAATTAGAAATTGATAAAAGAGTTTTAGAGAAAAAAAGAGGAGAACAATCTGGACTCATAGAAACTCAATTTGCACAGGAGAGAAAAGGGGCGGATGAGGCTGCAAGAAAAAGAAAATTAATGGAGAGAGAAAGAGATGCTGAATATTTTAGATTAATTAGAGAGGGAAAGTTTGAAGAAGCAGATGAACTACTTAACAGAGAGTTAGAGGGAGGTGAAAGTTAATGGATGAAAAAGAAAAAACACAAGAAATACAAGAAGCGACTAAGGGGAAAACAGAGGAAGCATCAACGGAGTCTATCCTTGAAAAAACGGAAAAGGTTGTTGAACAGGATAAAGAAAACTTGGACAGGAGAGAAGAACTTATCAGAAGAGAAGAGGAAATCCTTTCAAGAAAACAATTAGGCGGAACTGCAGAAGCTGGAAAGCCTGCAGAATCTAAGGAAGAAACTCCTCAGGAATATGCTGAGAAAATTCTGAGGAATCAACAATGAAAGAGCCAAAAGATTTAGGGATTAAGATAGGCTCTAAAGAAGAAGTTGAGTGGAAAAAAGTTAAGGATACTCAGGAAGAAGTTTTAAGACATTCCAAAATAAATATTAAAGTTGCTGAAAGAGTGCTGAAATTAGCAGAAGAAGAAATCTTAAAAGAAAAAGAAAAGTTTAAATAGTTAAACAATAATGAATATTTATGGCTTTAGAATGTGTATTGCTTTATGAACTTGAACCTGCTGTTCCTTTCACTTGTGCAAATGGGACAGGAATTGAAAAAGGATCTCTATTAATTCTTACTGACCCTATGACTGTTGCAGTTACGACAGGGGATACAGATGAAATCATAGGAGTTGCTGCAGAAGAGAAAATTGCTTCTGATGGTAAAACTAAAATAGGAGTTTATTTGAGGGGAATCTTTAAAGGATTCGCTGGGGCTGCT